GTATGCTTCAAGGACTAGCCCATGAATTTATGGGTGGTGCTACATCTATTTCAGACTTTTCATCACACATTACAGGCGCAATATCAGCAATACCAATAGTAGGTCCAGTTGTAGGAGGTGTATTACAACTGTTAGTAGGAGTTGTTGATACTAACATTCAAACATTTAGAGAAATGAGTCAAGTAGGTGCTGACTTTGGTGATAGTATATTCGGAGCAAAACTAGCGGCTACTCAAGCAGGAGTAAGTCTAGAAACTTTTCAACAAGTTGTGACAGGTAATGCACAAGCACTGGCATTGTTTGCAGGAGGTGCAAGTGAAGGAGCCAAGCGTTTTGCAAATATCAGCGGAATGATACAAAAGAATTTTGGTCCGCAATTTAGTAAACTAGGTTTAACAATGGAAGAAACTGCTGAATACACAGCAGACTATTTAGAACTACAAACAAGATTAGGTCGTTCGCAAAGAATGACAGATGCACAATTAAGTGCAGGTGTGGCAAACACAGTTTTAGAAATTGATAAACTTGCAAGAGTCACAGGTAAACGTCGTGACCAAATCATGGAAGAAATGAAAGATAACATGGCAGACAAACGTCTAAAACTTATCTTCAACACAATGGAAGAATCAGCACAAAGAAATCTAAATGGCGTTTTGACTATGATGGATTCAGCAAGTCCTGATTTGAAAGATGCTATTACTGAAATGGTTGCAACAGGCGGTGTACCATTAAATGCAATGGGGCAAGACTTGATACGTTTGAATCCCAACTTAGCAAAAATGTCAGCAGGATTAAAAGACGGCACTGTTACACAAGATGAGTTTATGGCTGAGATTAGAAAAACTGCTGAAGCGGCAGACAACCTAAGTGATGCACAGAAACAACAGTTTTCAACATTGGCGGCATTAGGCAGTGAAGTTGGTAGTGCTGTTATTGAAATCATAGGAATGAAAAATGCAGGTAAAGATTTAACAAAAGCACAACAAGACCAACTAGATGCTGACAAGTCAAGATCAAAAGCAACAGCAGATTTTGAACGTATATTACAACAAACAAAAAACAAAATTATGGACGCTCTTATAAGTTCAGGATTGTTTGATAAAGTAGCAGGTATATTAGGAGACTTTACTGCATGGTTAGGAAGTCCAGGTGGTATTGCAAGGATAGAAGAATTTGCAAATTCATTGTCTAGTAAATTCAAAGAATTATTAGATGCATTTAAATCAGGAAACCTAATGCAATATGTAAAAGACATGTTAGCAACAGGACTAGCAGGTTTAGGTTCAATGATAGGCGGCATCATAAGTGGAATCTTTAGCGGTGGAGGTGAAGAAGAAGCGGCAGACGGAGCAGGTGGAGAAAAGAAAAAATCAAGCGGCGGAATATTTGTTGGTTTAGATACTGCATTAAGCACTCTAGCAGGATTGGTAGCAGTTGGCGGTGTAGTATATCTTGCAATTAAAGGATTTCAAATGTTACTTGCAGGTTTTGCTAGTCCGGCAGTTATTTTAGGTGCAGGTGTATTAGCAGGATTGTTATTAGGTACAGGTGCCGCAATAAGATTAGCAGGAGAAGGATTAAGTGCGGCAGGAGATGGTGTTGAAAAAATGGCGGCAGGTGTTGAAAGAATGGCCGCTGTCAAAGACACAGCCAATTTGGCAAACGTTGCAGAATCATTAGGTGCATTAGGCACTGCAATGTTAAGTTTAGCGGCCGGAGGAGTATTAGATAGTATTGCTAGTTTCTTTGGCGCATCATCACCGTTTGATAAAATGGTTGAAGGAATCAATCAATTCAGCCAAATTGATAGTACAGCAGTTGCAAATTTAACAGCATCATCTGGAGGATTAGCAGGACTAAAAGCATTTGCAGATGATCTAAATGCTAAAAATGTTGAAGATTTTGCGGAAGCATTAGACAAATTAGTAGATCAAATGAAAGATCTAAACACAGAATTAGCCAAAGATAACAATGGCTTCTTTAAATCGGGCACAGGACCAAATGCAGGATCCTTTCTTACAGGCGGAGGAGACGGTGGAGGGCTAAGTAATGTTAGTATGCAAACCCTTGTCACCCTTATGCGTGAAAATAATAGATTAACAAAGGCTCTTCTAGAGAAGAACCCAGAGAGTGCATATTAAGGATAAAAAATGAGTTGGAAGAAATATTTTACACCAGTACCAACAGGAGACAATCCGGGAGGAAATTATAGTCCACTAGGTGGTGGTAGAGGGGGCAGTGGTAATGCAGGGCCGGCACGTACGAACTATAGTTCTTATTTGCCAGATGTTTACGTAGGTGCTCCAAATAGAGTAGAGCGTTACGGACAATATAATACAATGGATTTAGATAGTGAGGTTAATGCCGCACTTGATATTTTAGCAGAATTTTGTTCACAAAAAAATGCTCAAAATAAAACACCTTTCATGTTAGACTTTAAGAAGAAAGCAACAACATCAGAAACTACAATTTTACAACAATACCTACAGCAATGGTGTAAATTACAAAAATTTGATACACGTATGTTTAGAATACTACGTAATACATTTAAGTATGGAGATCAATTTTTTATACGAGATCCAGAAACTAAAAAATTGTTTCATGTTGATTCAGCAAACGTGGCAAGAATTATTGTAAATGAATCAGAAGGTAAAAAACCACAACAATATGTTATAAAAGATTTTAATTTAAACTTTAAAGATATGGTAGCAACAACACCTTTCCAGACAAATGGAAATGTTACTGGAGGCGGTGATGGATACTTAACTGGTGGTGTAAGAGGTATGGTTGGGCAAGCACCTAGACAGAGTGGAAGTAGATTTCAAGAAGGTGAAACTGAAGTTGCTATTGATGCAGAAAATATTGTGCATTTAAGTTTGTCAGAAGGATTAGACAACAACTTTCCTTTTGGTAATAGTTTATTAGAAACTATATTCAAAGTATACAAACAAAAAGAATTATTAGAAGATGCAATTATCATCTATCGTGTGCAAAGAGCACCTGAAAGAAGAGTTTTCTACGTTGATGTGGGTAACATGCCGTCGCACTTAGCGATGCAGTTCGTAGAACGTGTTAAGACGGAAATACACCAAAGACGTATCCCATCGTCAACAGGCGGAGGTACAAATGTTATAGACTCATCATACAATCCGTTGTCAATTAACGAAGATTACTTTTTCCCACAAACTGCTGAAGGACGTGGCTCTAAAGTTGAAACATTGCCAGGAGGCACAAATTTAGGTGAGATTGATGACCTAAGATACTTTACTAATAAGTTAGTACGTGGTTTACGTATTCCTTCAAGTTATTTGCCAACAGGCGCAGACGATTCAGCCGCACAATATAATGACGGTAGAGTTGGAACAGCATATATTCAAGAACTAAGGTTTAACACCTACTGTGAAAGATTACAAGGGCTATTAATAGAAGATATGAATCAAGAATTCAAAAGATATTTACTTGAGAAGGGCGTAAACATTGACACAGCAATGTTTGATATAAGATTCCAACCACCACAAAACTTTGCGGCATATAGACAAAGTGAAATTGATAATGCACGTATTCCAACATTTACACAGATGGCGGCGATACCTTATGTTTCAAATCGTTTTGCAATGAAACGCTACTTAGGTCTTAGTGAAGAAGAACTTACAGAAAACGAAAGACTATGGCGTGAAGAGAATGATGAAAATATTACTCCACCACCAACCGACGCAGGTGGAGAACTTAGAGGCGCAGGAGTTAGCGGAGCAGGGATTGATGCAGACATGGCTGGTATGGAAGAAGAAGTACCAGGCGGCGAAGCACCAATTGATGGAGGTGCAACAGATGCACCAGAAACTGCTACTGGTGGCGAAGGCGTTCCTCAAGAAGGCGCAACTGACATAACGGTATAAATAACAGTATGATACTACGTGAAATATTTTACTTTGATAAAGAAACCATTGAGCCTGTAGAAGACAAAGGTTATTCACCTAAAGATGACCAATCTCCTGTAGACTTTGATTCTTCACGTAAGACAAGACTAACACTTCGCCAAATTAATCGAGCAAGATTGGCCGCAGAAGTACATAAAGAAGAGCAAGTCAAAGACTTGCATTTTATTAGACAAATGTATGGCATTGCGGCAAACGCAGAGGCCGGCGGAGTATGATAGTTGAGCA